TCAAGAGGACTTCCGGCGGGTGATCTTCGGAGCGTCAGCGGGCGCATCGGTATCGGGACCTGTCCCACGATCTGTCCCACGCGGCCCATCCTGTCCCACGAGGCGCAGCTCGGTCACCTCCGGATCGCCCAGTGCGGCCATCATGCGGTCCCGGGCGCCGGGGCTCTCCTGGATGTACTCGCGGGCGAGCTTGGGGTCCGACCAGCCCATGATGTCCATCAGCTCGAACAGATCGATCCCGCCGCGCGCGAGCCGTGTCGCGAACCCCCGGCGCAGCGCGTACCCGGATCGGCCCGGGAGCTTGGCCTTGATGGCGGCCCGCTGCATGACCTGCCGCAGCGTGTTGTGGTCGAGCACGTTGCCGAGCTTGGTGCGGAACACCAGGTCGTGTCGGCAGGTGACGTCGCCGTAGTGCGACACGCCGCACGGCCGGGACATGTCCCGGCCGGCGACCCGGCGCTGGTAGATCTCGATCGCGCGAGTGGACAGCGGGATGGTGCGCACGTCGTCGTCCTTGGGCCGGTCGCGCATCTTCTTCGCCCGCCGCACGTACACGGTCCGCACGGTGAGCAGCTTGCCGACGAGGTCGACCTGGTCGTCGTGCAGGCCGGCCAGCTCGCCGGGCCGCAGACCGACCTCCATGTCGAATGCCACGACGTCCGCGTAGTCCTCGCGCAGCGCGGCGCTGAGTGGCTCGATGTCCTCCACCGGCAGGGATGGCTTGGTGCGCCGAGGCACCTTGGGCAACTTGATGCCCTTGAGCGGTGAGGCGAACAGCACCGGCGGCTCACAGGCCACCGCCGCGTTGATGGTCATCGCGAACTTGCCGTAGATCCCGTGCACGGTCCGCGGCTTGTAGAGCGTGCCCCGAGGTGTGCGCTGCTTACACAGGCTGTTGACCCATTTCTGGATGTCCGGTCGCTGGATCTCGTTGAGCGGCGTGTCACCCCACCGGGGCCGGATGTGCTTTTCGACTAGCGAGTCCTCGACGAGTCGGGTGTCACTCTCAAACTCGCGGTCGACGCACAGCAGCTCCCACCACTCGTCCCAGGTGATCGTGGCCGGCAGTGTCCCCTTGGCCCGGTTGGCCTGCCGGCGCGAGATCACCTGGGCCTCGTTCGCGGCCGCCAGGGCCTCGCTCGGCAGCCGAAACGTGCCCCCGACCCACACCTTCTTGCGGTTGCCGTCGACCTTGGCCCAGTAGCCGCCCCGGTAGCGGCCGGACGGCAGCTCCTCCTTGAACGCCATCAGTCGACCTGGCGCAGGTGGGACCGACGCAGCGAGCCGGTGCTGACGAGCTCGGCCCTGGCCTCGTCGTGGGCACGATCGGCGCGAATGGCGTCGAGGGCACGCGACAAGTCACGCCCGACAGTGAGAGCCACGAACATGATCCAGGTACCGATGGCGACATTGGACGCGAGCGTCGGTCGCTGGGTGCCTAACGCGAAGAGGATGGCCGCCCCGGCGGTGGTCGCGATGGCGATGATCAATACTGCGATTTGGAATCTGGACACCGTTACCATCCTGATCTTGCTGAAAGAGCGGGGGGGGGGTGCGTCCAGGCGGTGTTTCGGTTGGGATTCACAGACCGTTATCCTTGTCGGTCATTCATCACCCGTTTGGATTAATCCGCAACCCCGTTCGTGATCAGCCCGTATCGCGGTGGTCGCGCTCCGCGTGCCGCCGCCGACGCTCGTCGATCAGCCGAATGTCCTCGGTGGCCTCGCGCCGGAGCATCGTCCAGGCTTCGTCTGGACCTTTCTCAGCGCGCCACGCCTCGTACTTCACCCTCAGCGCGTCCCAGACCCGGTCCTCGGGATCGGCTCGCTCAGGTTCGATCAACGGTTCCATGGTGCCGCGCTCGATACTGCCTGCTTGCAAACGTAGGGCCCGCTCGACGGCACGTCTCTTGAGCTTCGTGCCTGCGCCTTTTCGCACGCGGTCCAGAGTGCTCAGGCTGATGTTGGCCAGCCGAGCTACGTCGATCCATTGCATGTCCAGTTCGACACGCCTGTCGTCAAGCGCCTCGTCGAGCGATGTCTCAGCCATCCCGTCATCTACCCCATATGTGACAAGCAACGACACGTCATTTGCCAACACTAGACAACACATGCCAGCAACACCAGTCGTGACCTTGTCGTGACACTTCCTGACTCGTCAACACTTGTCAAGACGTGTCACTAAGCCTACGGTTGCGTCATGGCGAGGCAACCTCTCTCACTCCCCTTCAGTGCCTGCCGACTGCGGGAGGCCCGAGAGCGCAAGGGGCTTCTGATCAAAGAGCTGGCCAAGTTGGCCGGCATCAATCACTCGGCGATCGGTCGGTTCGAGAACGGCCAGCGCGTTCCCACTGCGCCGAACCTGGGCAAACTCGCAGACGCTCTTGACCTGGTGATCGACGACTTGCTCGAACCGACCCAGGCGGTGACGGGATGACGGTCGAGACCACCGAGGCGCCAATCCCGCCAGCACCGCCGGTCGTCGGCCCCTGGCTGACCTCGCAGCAGGCCGCCGCCCGCGCCCAGCGGCACGAACGCACCGTCCGCAACGCCCTGCATCTGTACGTGTCCAGCCGGGGCAAGCGAGGCCTGCCCGGCTTCCAGGACGGCCCCGGCTGCTGCTGGCGCATCGACGTCGACGACGTCGACGCCTGGGTGCGCGGCGAGAAACCCCGCAAGTTGAGGAGTGCGCGATGAGCGACCGCATCAGCGGCAAGGACGTCGGGGTCGAGCAGCTCGTCGACCCCGTCCGCGACGACAAGTAACCCCAGAAATGCGAGAAGCCGGCGGGTCCACGCCGGCTCCTGCGCCACCCGACAAGGAGATCGGATGCCATCCACCACCGAGTCTACCGAAACCAGCTACCTGATCAAGTTCGAGCGGATCGGCCGCAACCACGACGTGTCGCCCCTGATCGCCCGCGTCCGCGACGCCGACCACCTCGCCGACGTGGTCTACCGCTACGCCTGGCCACACCTGGGCTCCCGCGACGTCGAGGTCGTCGTGAACCTCGAGCCGGACAAGATGCTCGGCCTGATCATCGTGGGTGGCGGCTTCCAGTGCGGCGGGTCCTTCACCGTCGCCCCGATGCCGCTCACCTCCGTCGAGCTGCTCCGCAAGGCCGCCGCGGCAGTCGACCGCGGACCGACCCGCGACTACTACGAGCGCGCGGCCGCCGACCACGAGCGCAACGGCGGCGTGTGCCCGGCCGGCGGCAACTGCTGGTTCGAGCGCCAGGCCCGCGACGAGCTGGCCAAGGCCGGAACGCCGGTGACCGCATGAAGGTCATCACCGTCCCCACCGACCTGTGGGACACCAGCCGCAACGCCCTCGCCGCCGCCGGCGTGCGGCTGGACGAGGTCACGACCGGCCCCGGCCAGGCGCCCCGCTACGTGGCGAGCGAGCTGCGCCCCGGCGGCACGTCGACGAACCTGACGGACCGCGAGACCGAGGCGCTACGCGGGATCGCCGCGGGCCGGTCGAACGCGGAGATCGGCCGCGACATCGGCGTATCCGAGGACACCGTGAAGTCGCACGTGAGCACCCTGCTTCGCAAGCTGGGTGCCCGCAACCGCTTCCACGTCGTCGCCCTGGCCTACGAGTCCGGCCTGCTCGGTGGTGCCAAGTGACCATCACCATCACCAGCTTCGGCTACGGCCACGACGCGCCGCCGCCCGCGCACATCACCCTCGACGTGCGCAGCTTCTTCCGGGACCCCCACATCGACCCCGAGCTGCGCGAGATGACCGGCCGGGACCAGCGGGTCATCGACAGCGTCATGAAGCAGCCGCGTGCACACTGGACGGCCCTGCACTTCGCCGACATCCTGCGCGGCCTGGCAAGCGTGGGTGTCGATGTGCACCTGGCCATCGGCTGCACTGGTGGCAAGCACCGTGCCCCCGTTCTCGCCAACGTGATCGCCGGTCACGTCGGCGTGGCCGCGCAGCACCGGGACATCGACAAGCCGGTTCTCCCCAGGCGGGACGGTGCCCGGTGACCACACGCATCGGTGACCACGACGCCGAACCCCACGGCCGCCACCGCGACGACGACCCGACCCTCACGCCGGCGACGATGCTCATCGCCGCCGCCGAGGCACCGGTGTTCGGCACGATCACGGGCGTGCTCCGGTGAGCGCCCACGCGACCCCGGTCCGCCACCGTCGCCTCGAGTTCGTCGTCGCCCTGGTGCACCGGCCGCTCACCGCCATCCTCGAGCACGACGCGCTCCTGGAACGGATCGTGGACTTCACCCAGCGGCTCACCCTGATCGGCGGCACCGTCGCCGCCATTGTCCTGGCGGTGGTCACCCGATGAGTGCCGTGTCCATCAGCCCGTCCCAGCTCGACTCGATCGCCGCCACGTTCCGGGCCCGTGGGCGCACCCATCCCCGCGCACAGGCCGAGTGGCTGGCACTGTCCAACGCGGACCGGGAATGGTGGCGCACCGAGGTCACCATCGTGCTGGCAACCGGGAACGTGTTGGTGGCGCGGTGAGCGCGCTCACTGACTCGAACCGGCGGCCGCCGCGCCGACCCGTCCGGGGAGAGCTCCCCGCGCACCGGGTTCCCTCGCCGCCCGACGGGCTGCCGGAACTGCGCCACGCCGCCGGCCGCAGACCTGGGGGTGCCCGGTGAACCCAGTCGCCGCGCTGGCCCTCGTCCTCGGCGTCGCCTGCCTCGTCGCCTGCCTCGTCATCGTGTTCGCCTGGACCAACAGCACGCCCGTCGACCGGCGCCCCACCGCGCAACTCCGCGCCACCGACGCCGCCCTCGGCCCGCCACCACCCAGTGGCGACGACCTGTGGACCGGCATGACCGTGATCGTCCCGAACAACGACCTGTGGCAGGCGTTCACCGCCCCGACGCAACGCCCCGGCGAGGACGACCAGTGGTCCTCCTTCACCGACACCGTCCCGAACATCCGGCGCCTGGCCGCCGCCGAACAAGCCACCCAACCCGTCGAGGACATCCCCGTCCCCGACAACCCTGAAGGGACAGCACACCCGTGACGACCAAGTCCACACCGGACACCACCACGGAGCAGCGGACGTTCTCGTCCGTGCTCTTCGAGATCAACAAGGGCCGCACCCATGCCCAGCTCGGCGACGAGCTGCGCGCCCTGGTCGTCGCCGTCATGGAGACCGGCAAGCCCGGCTCCCTGACGCTGCGGCTGGACGTGAAGCCGTTGGGCGGCAACGACGAGGGCATCACCATCACCGGCCGCGTCGGCTCGAAGCTGCCGGCCTTCGCCACGCCGGCGTCGGTGTTCTTCGTCGACGACAAGCTCAACCTCAACCGCACCCCCGGCAACCAGCCGCCCCTCTTCCAGGAGCCCGATTCCCGATGAACGCCGACCACATCAACGACCTGGTCGCGGCGGCCGCCGACCTCGGCCGCCGCGACACCGAACGTCAGCTCACCACCACGACCGTCCACGAGGACACGTCCCTCGTCGTGGCCCGCCTGCGCCAGGACGAGCGCATCGCGGTGGAGAACCTCGAGAGGCACCTGGACGCGCCGCTGCGCTGCCGGGGCAACGCCGACCTGCACGACCCGAGCGACTTCACCGAGTACGTCAACCGCCTCGCCAACCCGCAGTACACCACCGTGTGGGCCGACCCCGACGCCGGCAAGTTTGTCGCGGTATTCGACGACCACGCCGACTTCGACGACGCCGGCTGGCGCTCCCACACCGCGACCCTCACCCTCAAGGCCGACCCCGACTGGGCCGCATGGCTGCTCCTGAGCAACAAGCCGGCCAGCCAGGCCTGGTTCGCCGAACACATCGAAGACCTGGCGCACACGGTCATCGACCCGGACGCCGCGACGATGCTGGAACTGGCCCGCACCTTCGACGCCAAACGGAGCGTCAACTTCCGCAGCGGCGTCAAGCTGGAATCCGGCGACGTGCAGCTGACCTACGAGGAGACCACCAAGGCCCACGCCGGTGAGAAGGGTGAGCTGGAGGTCCCGTCCGCGTTCACCATCCGGGTCGCGCCATTCCTGGGCGTGCCGCCCGCGGACATCTCCGCCCGGCTGCGGTGGCGCATCAGCGACGGCGAACTGTCCATCGGCTACGCGCTGCTGCGCCCGGACCGCGTCCGCCGCGACATCATCTCCGGCCTGATCATGGAGATGCGGGGCGAACTCGAGGACGTCCCGGTGTTCATGGGCACGCCACCGCCGGCCATCAAGCCAGCCGGATGACGTTGTCCCTCTTCGGGGACGACCCGCCGGACGCACTTCCCCCGCGCCCGAAGGTCAGCCCCGAAGTCCGCCGGCGGGAACGACAGGACGAGTGCCTCGCACACGGCCTGCACCCGCTGACGGCCGCAGTCGGATTCCCGATCCGGCTGCACCCCGAGGCAGCGCCGGCCGGCGACCGCACCGCCGCCGGCCGGCGCTGCTCCACCTGCCGCTTCCGCCGGCTCATCGGCTGGCACAACCGCAGCTACCCGAAATGCACCGTCGACGACTGGTCCCGCGCCAGCCACGGCGCCGGCACCGACGTCCGCGCCTGGTGGCCGGCGTGCGTCGACCACGAACCACGAGAGGAGGCAACCGATGGCAACTGAAGAGCGCTGCAAGAAGCACGACCTGCTGCCCGGCCAGTGCGCCGAGTGCCTGGGCCACGCCAGCATCGAGGAGCAGGTCGCCGCCGAGCGCGTCGAACTGCTGCACCAGCCCGGCTGGTTCCCCGCGAAGTTCGGCGGCACCTGCCGGCTCTGCGGCGAGCCGTTCACGCCGGACACCGCGATCCGGCGGCAGGCCGACAGCCAGGGCTACGTCGCCGAGTGCTGCGCCATGGCCACGCCGGAGACCGCCGGCCGTCGACCGGCCGCCGTCGGGCTGGGTCCACAACCGACGCACTCGTGCCCGTGCGGCTGCGGCCGCGACGTGGCGCGCGGCCTGTTCGCCTGCCGGGCCGGTTGGTACCGGCTGCCCTACGTGCTGCGGCGCGCGATCCACGCCACCTACAACCGTGACGCCGCAGCACACCTCGAAGCCATGGCCGCAGCCGACGAGTGGTACCGCGAGCACGCCGGAGTCCGCACATGACCATGAGTCTCGCTCCGCGCCAACCACGACCCGGCCGTCGACGCCCACGGCAGGTCGCCGGCCTGCGTCCGGCGCCCGCCCAGTCGGCCGTCGCCGCACCGGCGAGCGACATCATCGTCGACCGCGACCACTTCAACGGCCTCACCCGCCTGATCGTCCGCGATCCCATCCGGAGCGACCACTTCGTCATCAACTGGCTCAACGGCGACCAGGCCCGCCAGCTCGCCGCCAACCTGACCGACCTCGCCGGCGGTGACCGGTGAGCGCCGCCGAGCAGATCGTCCACCTCGTCGTGATCGACTGCCCGTCCTGCGCGTGGGACGAGTCCGGCCAGGGCGCGCGCCTCGAACTCGGCAACGAGTTCTACGGCCGCTACGAACACCTGCTGGACGCGGCGGCCCACGAGCTGATCCGGGCACACCTGCGCGACCAGTGGCACCAGTTGGGCCACCGCGTCCACCTCGTCGACCACCACACCTACGTCACCATCCGGCCGACACCGGACCTGGTCGAGATCCCCGACGAGCAGCGCTGGCAGGAGTGGCAGACCGCCGCCAACCAGATCACCGCCGTCGAGCTGATCCACGAGGCGCGCCTGACCGACGAGTGGGCCGCCTACCGCCGGGCACATCCCGAGTCCTGAAAGGACAGCCATGAGCGACCGCGACTTCTGAGACCGAAGGGAAAACCTGATGGAACTGGCCGGTACATTCGAGCCAGGCTCGCCCGAGTGGCACGCGTTGCGGGCCACGGGGATCGGCGCGTCCGAGGCCGCCGCCGTGCTCGGCCTGTCCCCCTGGGAAAGCCCGTACTCGCTGTGGCAGCGCAAAGCCGGCCGCATCGGACCGATGCCCGAGTCCGAGGAGATGACCTGGGGCCACTACCTCGAAGAGCCGATCGCGCGCCGGTTCGCCGACCTGCACCCCAGCCTCACCGTCGAGCGCACCGGCACGTGGCGCTCCACCGAGCTGCCCTGGCAGTTGGTCAACCCCGACCGGCTGGCCGTCGGCCTCGACGACGGCGTCGTGCCGGTCGAGGTCAAGTTCGCCCCCTACGGCCGCGAGTTCGGGGACTCCGGCACCGAGGACATCCCCCTGCACTACCGCGCCCAGATCCTCCAGCAGTGCGATGTGCTCGACGCCCCCTACGGCTGGCTCGTCGCCCTCGTTGGCGCCGACTACCGCGAATACCGCATCGACGCCGACCCGCTGGACATCGCCGTCCTACGCGAACGGTGCGGCCGGTTCTGGGCGTCCCTGCCCACCGAGAACAACCCCGCCGGCCACCCGCCCGCCATCGATGAGAGCGGCCACACCTTCCGCGCGCTCAAGGAGCTCCACCCCGACATCGACGACATCGACCACGAGGTCAACCCAGTCCTAGCCGCCCGGATCCGCGACGCCCAGTTTTTCGCCAAGGAAGCCGGCGACGGCCTGTTGCAGGTCAAGAACGAGCTACTCGACGCGATGGGCCGCGCCCGCCGCGCCCGCTACGGCGGCGAGTCCGTCGCCACCCGATACGTCAGCCGCGGCGCCCTCGCGCTGCGCCTCACCCCCCTGCCCAAGCCAACGGGCTCAACCCTCACGGAGCACCTATGACGACGACCCTGCGCGACGCCGTGGCCCAGCGAGCCGCGCGCCTCTCCGAACCACCACAGCGATCGACGATGTTCGAAACCCCGGCCGGTCCACTGTGGTCGGTCACCGCGATCGCCGAACGCGCCGAACCCCGCGAGGACCTGGTCACCTGGCAGACGTGGATGCTCAGCACCCTCGCCCACACCCACCGCGGCCGCCTCGAGCTGCTCGGCGCAGCCGGACCGCAATGGCTGCACGAACAGCTCATGGCCTACCGCGACGCCGCCGGCATCATGGGCCGCGCCGTGCACGACGCCCTGGACGCCCGCATCCTCGAGGCGCCGCGCCCGCAACCCACCGAAGAGCAGGCGCCGTTCGTCGCCGCATTCGAGCGGTTCGAGGCCGACCACACGCCGGGATGGGACGCCGCCGCCATGACCGTCGCGAAGATCGACGGCCCCGGCGCCACGTGGGCCGGGCGGGCCGACTTCTTCGCCATCATCGACGGCCGAATGGTTGTCGGCGACTTCACCACCGCCCGCCGCCTCGAGGTCGCCGCGCTCAAGCTCGTCGGGCTGTCCATGTGCGACACCGGCTGGGTGGTGCTGCGCGATGGCACGGAGGTCGAACCGCCCGAGGTCGCCGGCGCCGTGATCGTGCACCTGCGGCCCGACCTGTACCCCGACACCGGCTACCGGCTCGTGCCCGTCGACATCACCGACTGGACCATGGGCGCGTTCGAGGCGGCCGCGCTGATGGTGCACCGCTACGACCAGACGGGCGGCCTGTTCACCCCGCCCGCGACCGGTGGTGCCTGATGGCCATCCTCACGCTCCAGCGCCGCTCCCGCGAGCTGGGCCGCATCCGCATCGGCCAGCAGGTCCCCACCGGCACCGAGGGCAAGACGCGGCCCGTGAAGCTGGACAAGTTCCGGCTCACCTCGGCCAGCCGGCCGCTACTGGAGAAAGCCGCCGCGCTGTACGGCGGCGAGGTCGTCGAGTGGAACAACGGTGGCAGCGCCCAGTTCGAGGTGTTCACCACCTCGACCCGGCTGCCGGTCCTCGTCCCACCCCAGCCGGTCAGTCAGTTCTTCGAGCTGTGGTCCGGCGGCGGCTGCCAACGCCGCTGCGACGGCGAACGCGAGCTCCTGACCGACCAGCCCTGCCTGTGCGACCCGGATCCGGAAGACCGGCTGTGCAAGCCCACCACCCGGCTCAACGTCGTCTTGCGCGACGTCGAGGGCGTCGGTGTGTGGCGCCTGGAAAGCCACGGCTACTACGCGGCGACCGAGTTGCCATCGACCGCCGAGTTCCTGGCCCAGCAGGCCGGCTACATCACCGGGTGGCTGTCCCTCGAGGCACGCACCGTCGTGCGGAACGGGAAGACGAAGCGGTTCGCGGTGCCCATCATCGAGGTCGACGTCACGCCGGCCGCGCTGATGGCCGGCGGTGCCGGGCCGGCCGCGCTGCCCGCCGCACCCACGCCGGCCGCCGCGCCCAGCACGCCACCGGTCACCCTCGCCGACATCCAGGCCGCCGCGTCACACGACGAGTTGCGGGTGCTGTGGGACCGAGGCCGGGCCGGCGGTCAGCGCGACGACCGGGCACTGGCGGACGCGGTGCGGGCCCGCGCGACCGAACTGGAACGCGCCAGGCCCGAACCGGGCGCCGAGACACCGCCGGCCGAGGCGAGCAAGCCGCCGACCCGCGACCAGTTCGCCAAGATGCACGCCCAGCTCGCCGAGTGCGGCGTCACCGAGGCCGAGCGGCACGCCACCCTCGGCACGCTCGTCGGCCGGCAGATCACCTCGGCCAACGAGCTCACCGACGTCGAAGCCGGCTCGATCATCGAGCTGCTCGGCAGGTGCACCGGGCAGGCCGAGCCGGCCCGCGCCCTCGACCACTACCTGTCCAACCTCGACACCGGAAACGAGGAGTCATGAGGTGCGACTGCCCAGACGGCGAGTGCTATTGCCCCGACGGCAGCGAACCCCGCTGGTGCGGCCACGGCCCCGGCGGCACCTGCTCGGCAGGTCACTGCTTCGCCTGCGACGCCTGCTACTGCGGAGAGGACTGACACCGTGGGAATCCACGCCAAACTCAGCGACCGCGAGACACAGCTCGCCGAGGACATGACCCGCGTCCTGGACTGGCTCTCCCGCGTGATCCAGGGCCTGGACGGCGGCAACCTGTCCTACGCCGAGGAGAAGGCCGCAGCGCTGATCGAGCGCGTCGAGCAACTCGACATGCACCTACAGGCTGCGGTCAGCCACACCGGCCGGGAAGCCGCGGTGCGACCGGCCATGCTCAAGGCCGCGATCACCGAGTTCGCCCGGCACTACGCCGCCGGCCGGGCCCTGTACCCGGTGGAATAGCCATGGACGCCCAGGACGACGAGCTGACCACCGCGCTGATCCCGGTCGCCGACCGGCTGGTCAGCGCGGTGCACGCATTGGACGCTGCAGCCGTCGCGCAGGCCTTCGCCGTCGCCGGCCAACTCGCCGGTGGTGAGCTGGCCGGCGCGCGGCACCTGGTGGTCGTCCTCGCCGCCATGTGCATCGAGGACCAGCAAGCCGACGACGTCCTCGCCTGGACCCACAACCCCGACCAGTACGCCGACATGCGCGACAACGGCGTGCCGGCGCTACTGGCCTGCCTGCGCTCAGCCAGCGCGGTCCGCTACGGCGGTGCCGCGTGAAACAACAGCGTGAAACCACATATCCACAATTCCCAGGTCACGGCGATTTGGCGCCACATGACATTGTGTGCTCAACGCCGGGCGTACGGCCCCATGAGACAGAAGGGACCGAAGCAGGTGACATTCTTCCCGCTCCCCGACGAGTTCTACGCCGACCCTCAGTTCATCCCCGCGTCCGACGCCTCAATCGTCCTCTGGGCACGAGCCGCGTCGTGGTCCGCACACCATCTCACCGATGGTTCTGTGCCGTCCTCGATCCTGCCCCTGCTCCATCGGGACGCCGACACGGCGGCGGCCGAGCTGGTGCAACTCACTGTCTGGAAACGAACCCGCGGCGGCTTCCAATTCGTCGTCTGGCCGAAGTTCGCCAGCCGTGCCTACGTGGAAGCAAAACGGGAGGGCAGTCGTGCCCGTCAACAGAGAAAGCGCAGCTCAGAGTCTGTTTAGTCACGCCGTTAGTCACGCGTGACAAACGCCGTGACTCACGCCGTGACTCACGCGTGAGTCACACCGCCCATACCAAGCCATACCAACTAGTACTTGGGGCACGCTGCCCCTTGCCCCCTGCGACCAACGACGCTGGCGCGCCGTTGAACGAACCAACGAACCGCACCTTTGTGCACAACGCGATTTACAACTCAAGCCCGAAAGGTGACCACAGCACGCGTGCGCGCGGATTGAATTGCGCGCGTCGCCGAGCTATCCACACCGTTGTCCACAATTTGCCCACAGGGCGGCCGACGTGAACCGCCGCAAGCCGCGCAGCGGCGGCCAGGGCCTGTTCTCGTGGGCACCCGCGTCCGGCGAAGTCGCCATCGGCGAAGTCCTCGCCAACCCGCTCACCGTCGCGTGCCGCTGGCCCACCTGCCGGGCACCCGTCGGCGACCGCTGCCGGCGCCTAGGCCTACGCGGCCGCCGCCACACCTGCCCGCCCCACCCCTGCCGGCACGACGACGCCACAGCACTCGCCACCGCCGCCCAGCACGCCCAGGAACCACGAACGGAGACACAACCATGATCGACCCGCCACCAGCAGACAGCGGCTCACGCAACGACGCTCAGCCCCCGGATGTCTCCCTGGTCGACGTCACGCCGGACCTCGCGCAGGTTTGGCTCGATCACAACACGCGGAATCGGTACATCCGGCAATCGACTGTCGAGGCGTACGCCCGCGACATGGCGGCTGGCCGCTGGCGGATCACCGGTGAGGCGTTTAAGTTCGCCGCCGACGGCACGCTCCTTGACGGCCAGCATCGCGCCAAGGCAATCGTGCTGTCGGGCATCACGATCAAGACGTTCGTCATCTTCAACGTCGAGATCGAAGCCCAGGACGTCATGGACTCAGGGATCAAGCGCAGCGCTGGCGACGCCCTCCACCTTGAGGGAATGAAGAACTCCAGCCGGCTTGCCTCAGCCGCACGGATCGCGCTGTGTCGCCAGGCCGGCCTGGCCGTCGGGACCATGAAGCACTCCAACGCCGAGATCCACACCTTCGTCCGGGAGAACCCGGACCTCGTCGAAGCCATCGAACTATTGGGGCAACTCGGGCGAAGCTGCCCCATCCCGCCCAGTGTCGCCGATTACTGCTACTGGATCTTCAGTCGGATCGACCTCAACGACGCCCAGCGATTCTTCGAAGGTCTCGCAAGTGGCGCCAACCTCGCGACCGACAACGCGATCCTCGTCGTACGACGGCGTCTCACGGGCGAATACGGATCGGTCCGCCGAATCACCCAGGAAGAGCGACTCTCCCTCGTCATCCGAGCCTGGAACTACTGGCGCAAGAACCAGCCCATCAACCGCATCCTCGCACAAAGCCGCAGCGGCAAGATCGAGATCCCGGAGCCGATCTAATGACCCAGTCACCCGACGACCAGTGCTACGTGCTGGCCGTCCCCACGCCGGCCGGCGCCACCGTGCCCGTCAGCGTCCGCACCACCGCACCACTCACCGACGCCGAAGTCGACATGCTCGGCAACATCGCCCAGGCCGCCATCGCCTACGACCAGCGCGTCAACCCCCACGGCCCCGTCATCCAGGAGCTCATGCTCGCCAGCCGCGCAGCTATCCGGCTGATACCGGACAACCCGTTCTTCGACCAGACCAAGGACCGGCTCCGCGCCGCCACCAACGCCGCCCGCGACGCGCTCCGCATGGCGCCCACCAGGACCACCCGATGACCGCTTCGCGATGCGGCTGGTGTCGCGTCCAGCTCAACCCGGACGCCGCCTCGCCCGACTTCTGCGGCTCGGTCTGCCAAGACGCCTGGCACGCCCAGTGCGTCGGGCAACCCATCCCGCCCGGCGCCGTCCTCGCCCAGTTCGCGGTGGCGATGCGCCCGATCCTCGACGAGGTCACCCGCGCCTTCCAGGGCATCGCGGACTCGCTACGGCCCATGGTCGAGGCACTCCAGCGGGCCGGCGTGCTCGACCAACCAGCGACCGACCCGATGGCCCGCGCCCTGCACCTGCGCCGCACACGCAACACCGGACCCGCCGTCCGCCAACGGCCAGCCGCCCGCATCGACCCGACAAGGACGCGCCGATGACCCCGCCCCGCACCGTGCGCCAGGCCCTCGCCGAGCTGCACACCGCCGCCCACGACCTGCTCGACCCCATCGAGCGCAAAGTCCTCCGCGACGGCGGCCATACCACCACGCACACCGCGCCCAGCCTGCTCGACCAGCTCGCCGACGCCGGCGGCCACAGCGGCGAGACCGGCCACTCGTCGCGCGGCGGCAGCCGGCTGCCCATCGACCCCGGCGCCGTCGACCTGCTCGTCGAGATCACCACCGGCGCCGGCGACCTACACGACCGCGTCATCGCCCACAGCCAGCTCGGCCCCGTCGACCACATCCGCGCCGTCATCGCCCTCGCCGAACACTGGGACGACGTCAATGCGGTCGACTGGGCCACCGGGTGGTTGCACCACTGGCAGCGCGCCATCACCAACCAGCTCGACCCACGCCGGCGGTGGCACCTCGCCGAAGCCTGCCCGGCCTGCCACGTCCACATGGCCACCACCGTCGACAGCGGCGACACCGTCCTCGTGCCCGCCCTCGTCGTCGACACCACCACCGGCGCCGACTGCCGGGCCTGCGGCGCACACTGGGCACCCGAACAACTCGAGCGGCTAGCGGCCGATATCCGAGCGGCCCGAACACCCGAGGTGGCCTGACCATGCGCTCGTTCCTGCGAACCGTGACCGCCGACATCTGGCGCGGCCTGGTCCTCGCACTCCGGCACCCCGTCCGGTCGGCCACGGACGTCCTCGACGAACTGGGGCGCGTGTGGTGGTGACCTCACCGGACGCGACGTGCTGACACACGCTGGAACTGGACAAGACCGGCTGATCATCCGCATACTGACCCCGCTTGGGTGACGTGTGCCCCAGGTCAGCAGCTACACCGCCAGCCAGTGGGAGATCGGCACCCACCGTCGGCCCGACCGGACGCCTCACCGCGACGGCACAGGAGGTAGCGGACCGGTCCGACGCCGCCTCTCGCGCATAGTGGAAGTGACGCCGTGCAGCCTCCACTCACCCAAGCCGAACGCGACCGTATCCGCGAGCTGCACACCCAAGGCCGCAGCCGCAACGCCATCGCCGCCGAGCTCGGCCGCGGCGTCGCCAGCATCAGCCGGGCCGCGAAGGACATGGGCCTGTCGTTCGACCGCCGCGCCACCCAGGCCGCCACCGCCGCGAAGGTCATCGACGCCAAGGCCAAGCGCGTCGCGGAGATGAACGCGCTCCTGGACGACGCCAAGCGGTTGCGGCTGCAGCTGTTCGCCCCATGCACCATCCACGCGTTCGGCGGCAAAGAGAACACCTACAACCAGGCCCAGATCGAGCAGCCGCTGTTCGCCGACCAAGCGAAGATCATGCAGGCCTACGGCACCGCGATCGAGAAGAGCCTGCGCCTGGACGCCCACGACGGCGACGGCTCCATCGAGCAGGTCGGCAGCCTGCTCGGCAACCTGTTCGACTCGATCCGCGGCCGCGTCGGCGAGGACCAGGCGGCCGCCGACGACGATGCCTGACCTGCGGCTCTCGCCCAAGCAGGAACGGTCCATCGCGCAGTCCACCGCCCGGATCAACATCTGGGACGGCAGCGTCCGGTCCGGCAAGACCATCGCCAGCCTGCTGCGGTTCCTGATGTTCGTCGCCACCGCACCCCGCGGCGGCGCCATCGTGGTCGTCGGCAAGACCCTCGACACCGTCGCCCGCAACGTGTTCGGCCCGCTCACCGACCCAGCCATCACCGGGCCGGCCACCCGGCTGATCAAGTACACCCGAGGCGCGTCCACCGCGACGATCCTCGGCCGCACCATCGAGATCATCACCGCCAACGACGCCCGCGCCGAAGGCCGGCTACGTGGCCTCACCGCCGTCTGTGCCTACGTCGACGAGGCAACCCTGATCCCCGAAGCCTTCTGGGACCAGCTGCTCGCCCGCCTGTCGGTGCCCGGCGCCATGCTGTTCGCCACCACCAACCCGGACACCCCGGCGCACTGGCTACGCAAGAAGTTCATCCTGCGCGCCGGCGAGCTGAACCTGCGGTACTGGCACTTCACGCTCGACGACAACCACGCCCTGGACCCGGACTACGTCGCGGCGCTCAAGAAAGAGTTCGTGGGCCTGTGGTACCAGCGGTTCATCCTCGGCCGCTGGGTCCAGGCCGACGGCGCCGTCTACGACATGTGGGACCCCGACCGGCACGTCGTCGACGTCCTGCCGCCGATCACCCGCTGGGTCGGGCTCGGCGTGGACTACGGCACCGTCAACCCGTTCGCCGGGCTGCTGCTCGGCGTCGGCACCGGCGCGGCGCCGCGCGACCCGGTCGTGCGGCCGCGGTTGTACTTCGCCGGCGAGTACCGGTACGACAGCCGGGCCAAACGCCGGCAGCTCACCGACAGCCAGTACAGCCGCCAGCTGCGCGCCTGGCTGGACGCGTTCCCCGTGCCGCACTCGCAAGGCCAGCGCGGTGTCCGACCCGAGTGGACCGTCGTCGACCCGTCCGCCGCGTCGTTCGTGACGCAGCTCTACGACGACGGCCTGACACCAACCCTCGCCGACAACGCGGTGCTCGACGGCATCCGGCTCGTCTCGTCGCTGCTGGGCAACGACGACCTGCTCGTCCACTCGTCCTGCACCGGCTGGATCGACGAGGCGCCCGGCTACGCCTGGGACGACAAGGCGACCGCCAAGGGCGAGGACAAGCCGATCAAGGCCGACGACCACTCGCTGGACGGCGGCCGGTACGTCGCGAAGACCTGCGAGTTCACCTGGCGCCCCGAATTGAGCTGGGCGCAGGCCGCATAACCGAAGGGACACAGCATGATCCGCGCGAAGTTCAAGTGCATCTCCGAGACCAAATCGGCCTACGGCCAAGCAGGGTCACGAACCGTCCGGTTCCAGGCCATGTACGACGCGAGCCTGCCCGAGGACCAGCGGTTCGCGAAGGCCACGCCGAGCGGCAGCGTCGAAATCACCGTCGACAACCCGGCCGCGCAGTTCGAGCTGGGCGCCGACTACTACCTCGACTTCACCAAGGTCGAGCAGGAAGCCGGCGCCTGATGGCCAAGAGCGAAACCGAGCTGCACGTCAAGGTCATCCCCGACCTGAGCGAAGTCCACAAGGCTATGCACACGCCAGCCGTCGGCCGGATCGTCCACTACGTCAGCTTTGGCACTCCCGGTGGCGAGTACCAGTCGGAGTGCCGCGCCGCGATCATCACCGCCGTCGACGAGTACCAGAAGCCCGAGAACCAGGAGTTCGTCGGGCACGTCGACCTCTGCGTCCTCAACCCCACCGGCCTGTTCTTCAATCGGGGCGTGCACCACGCCTACGCCGACATCGAGACGGGCACCCACCGCGGTGGCACCTGGCATTGGCCGGAGCGCGTCTGATGGCCCAGCGCCGACGGTACCTCGGCGGTGCCGAGGTGGCCGACATGCTCGGGCGACGGCTGCACCAGGCGATGCCGGATCTTGGCCGGCTCGCCGCCTACGGTGCCGCCGGACTCATGATCGACGAGCTGGCCGCCCTCGGTGTCGACGTGGGCGCCCTCATCAAGGCCGAGGTCGACGAGGCCGACGTCGTCACCTATCCGGAGCGCGACCGCACGCTGGCCGAGCGCCTGGCGCGCGGTCAGCCGCGGATCACGCTGAGCGGTACGAGGAGGTGACGATGCCCCAGCCAGGTGACTTCGGCCTCGTCGCGATCCGAGGCAACGTCGGCAAGCTCATCCGCATCGGACAGTGGATGAACGGCGACGGCTTCGGCGACTACCAGCACGCCGTGCTGGCGCTGTCCAACGGCGAGCTCATCGAGGCCGAGCCCGGCGCCGACGGCGCGCGGATCCGGCCGCAGAGCGAGTACGCCAACACCAACATCATCTGGTCGGACTGGGACCTGACCGACGCCGACCGCGCGTTGCTCGACGCCGCCGGCCGGGCGCGCGAAGGCATCCCGTACTCGGCGCTGGACTACGGCGCGCTGGCCGCGCACCGCCTGCACATCCCGCTGCCCGGCCTGCGCAGGTACATCGACAGCAGCCGGCACGAGATCTGCTCGCAGCTCGTCGACCTGGTGTACAAGGACGCCGGCCTGACCATGTTCGCCGACGGGCGTTGGTCGGGCTACGTCACGCCGATGTCCCTCGTGCGCGCGCTGCACGGACCGGTGACCTGATGCCGATCGGTTGGGGCGACTGGCTGGCGGGTTGCTGGCGCAGTGTGCCAGCGCCCCCGAAGATCGGTCACCCGCACCGTGATCGGCAAGTGGTCAAGATCAAGCGACGAGCGGCACGCCTCAATCGCCGGAGGTGATCATGCCCGGTCCGCGCACCTTCAGCAGTAGGGCCCAGTGGCGGTTCGCGTTCGCCAAGTTCGGCGCCGACCCCGCGAAGTGGCCACGCCGGTGGGCCGAGGCCAACAAGGCCATCAAGCCGTTCCACTCGCTGCCTGCCCGCAAGTCGATCAGGAAGAAGGTCTGACGTGCCGTTGCCCGCCGGCGGGAACATGACGTGGCCGCCGACGTCGGTCGCGGTCGCCTACGAGAAGTTCGTCCCCTGGGCCGCGTGGTACTCCGGTGACCCCGACGAGCTGGCCGCGTTCTACATGCAGGTCAGTCAGCGCGTCACCAACCGGCCACACGCGCGCCCGTCGCAGTACCGCGGCGGCCTGGTCGGCACGCTCGCCCGCTGGTTCTGGGGCCAGCCGATCCCCCAAGGCGAGAAGCGCAGCAAGATCCACGTGCCGCTCGCCGCGGATATCGCGTCGACGTCTGCGGACCTGCTGTTCGCCGAGCCACCCAACGTGATCCTGCCCGAGAACGCCGGCGCCGGCCTGGAGTCCACCCAGGAGAAGCTCGACGAGCTGGTCGACGACGAGTTCTACACCGCGCTGCTCGAAGGCGCCGAGGTCAACGCCGCCCTGGGTGGCGTGTACTTCCGCGTGGTGTGGGACAAGTCGGTGTCCGACAAGCCGTGGATCAACGCCGTCCACGCCGACGCCGCGGTGCCCGAGTGGAGGTTCGGGCACCTGTCCGCGGTCACGTTCTGGCGCGTGCTGCACCAGGATGCGAGCAACGTCGTGCGCCACCTCGAACGCTACGAGATGGCCGGCAACGAGGCGGTCTGGCTGCAAGCCGTCTACAAAGGCGGCCCGACCAACCTCGGCAACCCCCAGCCGCTGGGCGACTACCCGGAGACCGAGAACTTCGTCGACCTCCTGGAGTCCGACGGGCAGACGATCCGGCTGGGCATCGACCAGCTGCCGGTCGTGTACGTGCCGAACATGCGGCCCAACCGGATGTGGCGCGACCAGCCTGCCTGCGCCCACTTCGGACGGTCGGACTACGCCGGCGTCGAGGGCCTGTTCGACGCGCTGGACGAGACCATGTCCAGCTGGATGCGCGACGTGCGTCTCGCGAAGGGCCGCGTCCTGGTGCCCGATCAGTACCTGCGTGACCGCGGCCCGGGTCGCGGCGCGCAGTGGGACGCCGAGCAGGAAGCCTACGAGGGCTTCATGATGCTGCCCGGCCAACCGCCGCAGATCACCATCCAGCAGTTCGCGATCCGCGTGGCCGAGCACTCCCAGACGATCCAGGAGATCATGACCATGGCCGTCGGGCTGGCCGGCTACAGCGGCCAGACGTTCGGCCTGACCGGTGAGGTCGCCATGACCGCCACCGAGGTCTCCGCGAAGGAACGTAAGTCGCTGATCACCCGGAAGAAGAAGCTCACCTACTTCCGGCCGCCGCTGGCCGACCTGTTCCAGGTCCTACTCAAGGTCGGCAACGCCGCGTTCAACTGGGGCGTGCAGCCGCTGCGGCCGGACATCGAGTTCGGCGACGTGGTCCAGCAGAACCCCGGCGAGCTGGCCGCCAGCCTGCTCGCGCTGCGCCAGGCCGAGGCCATGTCGACCCTGACGATGGTGCAGACGCTGCACCCCGACTGGTCCGCGGACGAGCAGAAGAACGAGGTCAAGCGGATCATGCACGAGAAGGGCATGGTCGTCGCCAACCCCGACACCATCGGCACACCCGGCGGAATGCCCGCCGCGGCCGGCCAGCCCACCGAAGTGGACACCGAGACCGACGACATTCCGCTGTGGGTGCCGCACTACGTTGACCAGGCGCCGTCCGGCGAGCCGGACCTGCCGCCCGAAGGCCTCACGCCGGCCCAGCCACCGGTGATCAGCCCGGCCGCATACGTCGGGCAGTAACCGGTGCCGGCCGACCGCACGCTGGCCAACGACCTCGCCCAGGCCCTCACCGAGATGTACGCCGGCGCGCAGCAGGAGATCGCCCAGAACATCGCCGATCGCCTCAAGGTCGGCATCGACCAACCCGGCTGGGATCACGCCAAGCTGGCCGCACTCGGCGAGCTCCGCAACGGCATCCAGGGTGTGCTGCACCGGTTGGCCACCGACACCACCGGGCAGGTCCAGCAGACGATCGTGCTGGCCTTCGCCCGCGGTGCCGACGCCGGCGTCGACGAGCTGGCGAAGATAGCCGGCTGGTCGGACAAGCAGCGCGCCGAGTTCCAACGGGCCGGCCTCAACGTGCACGCCGTGCACACCCTGGCGTTCGCGCTGCGCTCGACCCTGCTGGGCACGCACCTGCGAATCCTGCGGTGGTCGCTGGACGCCTACCGCGAGGTCGTGGCCAAGGCCGCGGCCACCGGTCCCGGCCTGATCGGCACACGCACCCGCCGGCAGGTTGCCCAGAAGGCATGGTCGGAGCTACTCCGGCAGGGCATCACCGGGTTCGTCGACAAGGCCGGCCGGCGGTGGCAGCTCGCCAGCTACGTCGAGATGGCCACGCGCACCGTCATCACGCACGCCGTGGTGCAGGCCCACTCCGACCAGCTCGACGCGCTCGGCGTGGACCTGCGGATCGTGTCCAACGCGCCACAGGAATGCGCCAAATGCCGGCCGTGGGAAGGCAAGATCCTCACCGCCCACAACGAGCGATACATCCTGATGCGGACCAGGTCCGTGGTCACCGGCGAACCGATGGTCGTGCGGATCGCAGGCTCGGTGGACTACGCGATCTCCCGTGGCCTGCTGCACCCGAACTGTCGGCACACGATCAACGCCTACCTGCCCGGCGCCACCAAAGTCCCGACCAACACGGCCGACCCGGACGGCGACAAGGCGCGGCAGCAGCTACGCGCGCTCGAGCGCGAGGTGCGCGCCGCCAAGATGCAGGCCGCGGCCGCGATCGACCCGGCCGCGGCGGCCGCCGCACGAGCGAAGGTCCGCGCGGTGCAGGCCCAGATCCGCCAGCACATCGCGACCGCGCCGACCCAGCTGTTCCGGCAGTCCCACCGCGAACAGATCGGCACCGCCAGATAGGAGATCACCGTGGCCAAGATGGCGCCGCCCGGCACGGGCGCACGGTTCAAGATGCTCGCCGCCAAGCTGGCGACGAAGGGTGCGACCGATCCGGATGCGCTCGCGGCCAAGATCGGCCGCAAGAAGTACGGCAAGAAGGCGTTCCAGATGATGGCCGCCGCCGGCCGCAAGAGCTGACCGTGTCGGCATTCGACAAGCTCGACCCGGCAGCTCGACGAGCCGCGTTCGCGCACATGTCGGCCGCCGGCAAGGTGGCCCGAGCCAAGAAGCCAGGCCACCGCACGGCGGCCCGCAAGATGGCCACCGCACATGATCTGAAGGCGGCACAGGACGCCCGTATCCGAGCCGCCACCCGATCGCGCATCCAGTCCGACATCGCCGAGACCAGGCGTCAACAGGCGATCTGGGCACGACGCCCGAGCAAGTAATACCTATCACCGTCCCGAAAGGACAGCTACGATGCCGGACATCCCGTCGACGGCGCCAGGCGCGCCAGCCGACGCGGGAACTGGTGGCCAGGCGCCGACCGGAACCCAACCGCCCGCAGCAACACCGCCCGTACAGACCGGTCAGCAGCCAGGGCCTGGCGCCCAGCCGCCGGCGACCGGCCAGCCGCAGGACATCTCGTCGCTGCCGGACTGGGCACAGAGGATCATCACCGAAACCCGCGCCGAGGCCGCCCAGCACCGCACCGCCAAGCAGACCGCGACGCAGGAGGCCCAGGCGGCCAAGACGCAGCGCGATCAGGTGCTGAAGGCCATGGGGCTCAACCCCGACGGCACCGACGCACCAGCCACCACCGAGGCCTTGACGGCCCAGGTGGAGCAGCAACAGGCAGTCGCCTGGACGGCGGCCGTCGAGCTCAACGTGTTCCGCACGGCCCAGGCGGCCGGCGCGAACGGTGAGGCCCTACTCGACTCACGGGCGTTTGTCGACTCGCTCGACGCGTTCACCGAGGACGACCCGCAGTCGCCGGACTTCCGGACCAAGCTCGAGGCCCACATCAAGGCCTACGTCGAGCAACACCCGACGTTCAAGGCGAACGCCACCACGACCACCGCACCACCACGCGCCGGCGGCGACCGCCCGGCGGGCGGCAGCGGCACCCAACCCCAACGCCCGCAAGGACTCGGTGCGGCCATCAAGGCCCACTACGGCCAACGCGGCAGCTGACCCCAGCAAAGTAGGAGGCGACTGTGCCTGTCACCCTGGCACAAGCGGCACTGAACACCCTGGTCGACATGGACTTCTCCGTGATCGACAACTTCCGGCGCTACAGCTGGCTCTACGACCACATCGTGTTCGACGACACGGTCACCCCCGGCACCGGCGGCGCGTCCCTGACCTACGGCTACACCCAGCTCGTCACGGCGGCCTCGGCCGCATTCCGTGCCTACAACACGGAATACGTGCCCGGCCAGGCCGTGCGGACCCAGAAGAATGTGAACCTCAAGCCGATGGGCGCGGCGTTCACCGTGGACCGAGCACTGGCCAACCTCGGCCCGTCGGCCACCAACGAGGTCACGTTCCAGATGCAGCAGGCGATGACCTCGCTGAAGACCCAGGCCCAGTTCGCCTTCGTCAACGCGGACAGCAGCGTCGACGCCAACGGGTTCGACGGGCTCAACAAGACCCTGACCGGCACGTCCACGGAGTATTTCCCGAACTCCTCGACGACCAACTTCCTGGACATCAGCCAGGCCACCATGGCGGCCACCACCCAGCTGGGCGGCTACCCGGCGGCCGCGGCCAGCGCGCTGGACATCATCGACGACGCGCTGTCGCGGATCGTGCCCTCGCACACCGGTTCCGGCGACCAGGGCGCGCCCGGCGCACTACCGCCCGGCGTGAAGGCCGTATTGGGCAACACCACGTCGATCCTGCGGATGCGCAGCCTGGCCCGCGCGGCCGGCCTGTACACCCAGACCAAGGACGACTTCGGCAACCCGATCGAGACCTACGGCGACTGGGTCCTGGTCGACATCGGTAACAAGCCCGACGACTCCGCGCCGATCATCCCGCTCGGCGCCCGCAACGTCGGCGGCAGTGGCGGCAACCAGACCGGCGTCACCGACCTCTACGCGGTGTCCTTCGGCCTGGATGCCGTCCACGCGGCGGCCGCAGCCGGCAGCCCGCTCATGCAGTCCTGGCTGCCCGACTTCAGCATCGCGGGCGCGGTGAAGACAGGCGAGATCGAGATGGGTCCGTTCGCGCTGGTCATCAAGAACACCAAGGCCTGCGCCGCGATCCGCAACATCAAGGTGGCGTGAACCATGGCCCGATACCGCATCGAGACCCCCGTCCAGGGCGCGACCACCGATCTCGGTCCGGTCCACTTCCACCAGGGCGTGGCCGAGGTCGACGAGGTGCCGCACTGGCTGCGCAACTACTGCGAGCAGAACGGCTACCCGATCACCGACACCCAGCCGCCCGTCGACGAGGACCAGGCCGACGGCGGCGTCGAGGACGACGACGCCAACCCGCTCACCCCACCGCCGGCCAACGCCAAGGTGACGGTCTGGCGCGAGCACGCGATCGCCGTCGGCGGCGATCCGGAGCTCGTCAACAAGATGAACCGTGACGAGCTGGTCGCCCAGTTCGGCACCACGACCCAGGAAGGACAGTCGGCATGACCGAGCTCGGTCGCTACACCGGCATCTACCGCGACGAGCTGGCCGGCGTGGCCGACAGCGTCCGGCAGGACATGGCCGGCCTGTCCCTCGTCACCGACGTCGGCGGGAAGTTCCACCGCTACAACATCCCCCGCTGGTCGGTCTCGGCCGACCTGGCCGCGCTCACCACCCAGATCATGACCTCGACGCCGCTGTTCCTGCGCAAGGGCGACGTGGTCACCAACCTGTCGTTCATGTCCGGCGGCACCGCCGCCGGCACGCCGACGAACTGGTGGTTCGCGCTGTACAACACTGCGGCCACGCCGGCGCTGGTGGCCCAGACCGCCGACCAGCTCACCGCGGCCTGGGCGGCGAACACCGTCAAGACGCTGGCCCTGTCGGCGCCCTACACGGTGCCCGCCGACGGCATCTACTGGGCGGCCGCCATGGTCAAGGCCACCACGGTGCCGACCCTGGCCGGCGCGCCGTCGGTGCGCACGCCGGCGGCGGCGGCGATCTTCGCGGCGGACGGCGAGCAGCCGCTGGCGCAGACCTTCGGGTCCGCGCTCGTGGGCACCGCGCCAGCCACGATCGCCACGCCGACGACCGTCGCGACGATCCCCTGGGTCGCCGCGAACTGACCGTCTCGAACCACGGTGCCCCCGGCCGGTTGACAGACGGCCGGGCGCACCGTCCCGAATGGAGCATCCATGCCCACCTACGAGAAGCGGGACGCCGACGGCACCGTCCTCGAGCGCACCGTCACCCTGCCGCCCGACCGCGACGGCTCCGGCTACGACGAGCAGATGGCCGCACTCGCCGCCGCCGACAACATCCCCTGGCACCTGGTCGACGAGCACCCGGCCGCCATCGACCCCACCCCGGCGGCCTACTCCGCTGCGGCCGCCGCTGCCAGCACCGCCGTCCCGCCGTTCGCCCACGACGACCTGAAGACCGAGGAGGTCTGACATGGCACGCACCGCGCGTACCGCCGTCAACGCCAAGACCCAGCCCAACATCGTCGTCGTCCCGTGGCAGGTCGACTCGGCCAACGGCGAGTCCTTCGCCTACGCCGGCGGCGCGAACAAGCTGATCGTGAACAACGGTTCGGCCGGCTCGATCACCGTCACGGTCCGCGCCACCACCGGCGCCAAGCTCGCCGACGGCACCGCCATCGCAGACAAGGTCGTCACCGTCGGCATCGGCGCACTCCAGTGCATCAACGAGGCCTCCACCGAGCAGCAGGCCGACGGGAACGTGTACGTCGACTACTCGGCCACCGGCGCGGCGATCCTCGCCTACGTCCTGCAGGGCTGATCGGTGACCAGCGCGTTCGTCCCGGTCTACGCCACCCTGGCCGACCTGACCGCGTACGCGCCCGCCGAGGTCGCCTCGGAACTGCCGACCGGGGCGGAGGCGACCCGGATCCTGACGAGCGCGTCGATGACGATCTACAAGGCCACCAAGACCGCCATCTACCAGACCGACAACACCGGGCTGCCCTCGACGGAGCCGTTCATCACCGGGTTCAAACGGGCCACCTGCGCACAGGTCGTGTGGTGGCTGGAGACCAGCGACGAGCTGGGCATCGCCGGCTCGTTCGCCAACGTCAGCATCGGCGGTGTGACCCTGGCCCGCGGCGGCCGCGGTGACACCACCACCGTCACCGGCGTGCAGCTCGCGCCGCAGGCCCTGATCGAGCTGGAGATGTGCCAGGCCCGGCCGAACACGGTCGCCCAGATCTACCCTTGGGAGCAGGCATGGCCCTGATCCCGCGGTTCCTGTTGCAGCACAGGGCGATCATCGAGCCGTACCTGGGGACCTCGGCGAAAGGCCCCCAGTACGGCCCACCCGTCACGGTGCGATGTCTCGTGGTGGACAAGCGGAAGCTGGTCCGCGGCGCCGACCAGGACCAGGTGATCTCCTCGACGCAGGTATTCTGCCGGCCCAGCGTGGTCGCGCCGGTGCATTCCCGAGCCACGGTGAACGGCAAGTCCGCCACCGTGATCACCCAGGACAACGCCGATGGCGGCTTCCTGCCGACCCCGGACCATATCCAGCTGTACCTGACCTGACCGGCGGTGGCGCGTGGACAACGTGCATGTGGACTGGTTCGGCGACAAGGTCGACACCATCGTCACCGGCGCCGCGCGTCGCGGCCTGAAGCTGGCGATGGAGCACCTGCTGCAGGTGTCGAACGAACGCGTGCCCATCGAAGAGGGCACGTTGATGCGGTCCGGGAAGGCCGGCGTGGACGAGGCCGAGCTGATCGGCATGGTCACCTACTCGGCCCGCAACGACAAGGACGACTACGACTACGCGGTGCGCCAGCACGAGGACCTCACCCTGCGGCACGCGGCCGGGCGGACCGCGAAGTTCCTCGAGGCACCGCTGCTCGAGGAAAAGGACACGATGGCGAAGATCGTGGCCGAGACGATCCGCCGCGCCAGCCAGGGATGAGAGAGCCGTGACTCCAACGCTGATCGAACAGGTCGCCGCACTGCTGGGCCAGCGCGAGCTCGGCGTGTACGCGCCGGACGACACGACCGGCACGATCTTCCTGGCCGCACTGCCCGAACAACCGGTCCAGGCGATCACCGTCGCCCAGTACCCCGGCATCGAGTCCGACGCGAAGCTGGGCTACGACCAGCCCTCCATTCAGATCCGCGTGCGCGGTTTGGACACCGACGCCACCGACGCGCTGCGAACCGCCCAGCGCGTCTACGACGCCCTGCACGGCCTGTCCAGCATCACCCTGCCCGGCGGGATCTGGCTGGTGTCCTGCGTGGGCACCCAGGCCGGCCCTGCCTACATCGGGCGGGACCTGTCCGGCCGGCACGAGTACACCGTCAATTTCCGGATGCACGTCCGCAACACCGCCGGCGGGCGGGAATAGGAGAACCATCATGGCCGTGGCCAAGCTCCCGGCACGCGCGATCATCTTCCAGGTCCAGGCCGCCGACGGCGTCACCTGGCTCGCGGTCGGTGGCCTCAACGACTTCCAGGCCGACCCGAGCGCGAACTCGGCGACCGCCGACACCACCACGTTCGACTCCGGCGGCAACTACGAGCAGCGCGTCATGCAGCGCGGCGCGATGATCACCCTCGCCGGCCTGCGCCTCGCCGACACGGTGACCGGCACCCTGGACGCCGGGCAGGCCCGCCTGGACTTCCTCGGCGTCCAGACCGGCGAGGCCTCCGCGGGCACCGCCCGGTTCCGGTTCGGCGCCGCGGATCCGCAGTGGCGCGTGTGGACGTGCACCGTGGACCCCTCGCCGTTGGGCGGCAAGAACAACGACGAGACCTCGTGGGGGGCCAAGATCACCCGGTCCGGCGCGACGACCCTCACCACCGCGCCGTGACCGCCCTGGGCAAGCCGGTCGTCGACGAGGCGGTCGGGCTGGAGCAGGACGACTTCCTCGCGTTCTGGCGTACCCGCCAGGCCGAGGCCGCACCGGAGACCAAGCGCATCCTCGGCGTCGAGGTGGTCGTGCCCACCGACATGCCGCTGCGGGTCGAGACGATGGCCGCGCAGATGCAGGACACACAGGATTCGGCCGAACTCAAGGCACTCCTGGCGGAACTGTTCGGTGCCGACCACCTGGACGCCTGGATCGCCCACGGCCTCACGGCCCAGATGATGAAGGTCATCGTCGCGTGGGGCATTGCCAACGCCACCGGCACGCCCTGCACATTCGAACGCGCGATGGAACTGGCCGAGCAGGCCGAGGCCGACGAAGCGGGAAAAGCTCTGCCGGTGGCCAATCGCGCGGATCGGCGGGTCTCATCTGGCACCGGCAAGTCCGCGAGCACTGGGCGCTCATCGTCGCCGACTTCCGCCGCGAGTACGACCTCACGCCGACGCAAATCGGCGAGCTGACCAGCCGCACGTTCGCCTGGTATCTCCGCGGGTTGTCCGAGCAGTCGGTGTGGCGGATCACCGTCAGCAATGAGCCACCGACGCTCACCGGCCAGGCCGCCCAGGATTGGCTCAACATGATGTAGCACAACAACTTCATAGTGAGGGCGGTGAGTCGTGGCGCTCACCGTGGCGGACCTGATCGGCTACCTCAAGCTGGACAAGGAAGGGTTCACCGCCGGGCTGGCGACCAGCAAGGAGGAGTTCGGCAAGTTCGGTAAGGACCTGAACACCCAGATCAAGGGCGTCGCCCCGGTCATGGGCTTCCTGGGGCAGTTCATCAGGTCACAGGCCCAAGGCTCCGCGACCGGGATCCTGGACCTGACCAAGAAGTTCGCCATGATGGGCGCCGCCGCGGCGGCTGGGTCGCTCGTCGCCGGCGGCGCGCTGGCCGGTATCCCGCTCATCGCGGCCGCGGTCGCCGGGAAGCTGCTGGCCAGCAATGCCCAGCTCAAGGCCAGCTACACCGCGCTGGGCCAGCACATCAAGACCCAGCTCACCGCGGATGTGCAGTCCCTGGTGCCGGTGGCCCAGCAGGTCGCCAAGCAGCTCGGGTCGGCCTTCGCGCAGATCAATCCCCAGATCAAGTCGATCTTCTCCGCGCTGGGTCCACAGATCCAGGACTTCATCGACGGCATCACCGGCATGATCTCCAACCTCATGCCCGGCATCCTGGCCGTGGTCCAGGGCAGCGGCACCGTGATCTCCGCTCTCGCGGACGGACTGTCCCAACTGGGCACCGGGTTGTCCGGGTTCTTCCAGGGCATGCTGTCCGGAGCGAACGGCGCCGCCGCCGGCCTACACGCCCTGCTGGCCGGACTGGGCCAGATCCTGCCCGTCCTCGGCCAGCTCATCGGCGCGCTCGCGCAGGCCGGCGGCCCGATCCTCGCCGCGCTGATGCCGATCCTGCAGCAGATCATCACCGTGCTGGCCGGCGCGCTGATCCCGCTGTTCCAGAACCTCGGCCCGGTGATCGCCTCGCTGCTGCCGGCGCTGTCCCCGGTGGTCGCCGCGTTCGGCCGGCTGCTGCAGATCGCGCTGCCGGTGGTCGAGTCACTGGGCACGCAACTGGCCGACGTGCTCACCATGCTGGCCCCGCTGTTCGTGCAGATCCTCGACGCGATCGCCCCGCTGATCCCGTCGGTGGTCTCGCTGATGGGGCCGTTCACCGATCTGGTGCCGGTGTTCGCGCAGATCGTGACCCAGCTGATCACCGGGCTGGCGCCGATCCTGGTCGACCTGGTGCCGATCATCGGGCAGATCGTGTCCGCGTTCGAGGAACTCATCGCCAACGGGCTCACCTCGCTGCTAGCCGCGATCATGCCGCTGATACCGCCGCTGGGGAAGCTGGCCGTCATCATCGCCCAGGCCCTGCTCAAGGCGTTGACGGAGATCGGCCCGGTCTTCCTCAAGGTGTTCCAGGCGATACTACCGATTCTCGTGCCGGTCGGTTCGCTGCTCAATCTGCTACTGAAATTGCAGCCGATTCTGCCGCTGCTCGTCATCGGGTTTATGGCCTTCAAGGTGATCACCACGCTAGTCGGCGTGTTCAAGATCGTGCAATCAGCTTTTAGCACAATGACCACGATCCTGGCCGCGAACCCGTTCATCCTGATCGCTATCGCGGTCGCCGCCATCGCCCTGCTGATCATCACCAACTGGACCCACATCAAGGGTTTCCTGGGTGACGTGTGGCACGCGATCGCCAGCGTCGCTGGCACAGTGTGGCACTCGATCACCGGGTTCTTCGGCGACGTCGTGCGCGACATCGAGGGCATTCTCGGTGGGATGGGCCGGATCGGCGCACATTTGTGGGACTGGCTCGGCGCTGGGCTGAAGGCCGTCGTCGACGGTGTGATTCACGGGATCAACTGGATGATCGACCGGATAAACGGCCTGATCCATGGCGTCAATGACGTTACCGGCATCGTCGGTATCCCCCACATCCCGGACATCCCCCACGTGCCCTACCTGGCGGCCGGTGGTCTGCTCACCGCCGGTGGTCTCGCACGGGTCGGCGAGGGTGGCGCGGAGACCGTGGCGCTGCCCAGGGGTGCCGCGGTGTTCCCGCACGGCAGCGAGCCGGCTGGCGGCGGGAACGGTGGCGGGACGGTGTTCCAGATCATGCCCGGCGGCAGCCGCCTGGATCGGCTGTTCGTGGAGTGGCTGAAGACGGTTGTCCGCGAGCGGGGAGGTAACCCGGTGGTGTTCGGCCCATGAGCAGCGACCTGGTCACCGAGCTGTACACCGGGCCGGCCACCGGGTGGGTCGCCGGCAGCGTCTACACCCGCGACAACGTCGCCATCGCCCGCGGCACGGGCGACGAGTCCACCTCGGCCGTCCCGTCCACAGCGGACTTCAGCCTCAACAACCGGGTTGGCAACAACTGGGATCCGCGCAACCCGACCGGGCTGTACTACGGGCAGATCGGCAAGAACACGCCCTGCCGGATCGGGCTGACCACACTGACCGACTCGTTCACCCGCACCGTGGCGTCCGGATGGGGCTCTACGCCGGCCCCGGTCTCGCTGGCATGGACCGCGGTCGGCTCCGGCGGCACGGTCAACCCGACCGACACGTCCGTGTCCGGCGGCTTCGGGCTGCACAGCGTGCCGGCCACGAACGCCTACCGGCTCAACGTGGTCACCGGCGAGACCTACCTCGACGTCGACGTGCGGGTGGACTGCCTCGTGCTGTCGGGCACGAACGTGACCGGCGGCAACATCGAGCCCGCCAACGTGATCGTCCGCTACACCTCGAGCAGCGCCTACTACATGGCGCGGGTCAGCATCGACACCAGCCAACAGGTCAGCATCGGCATCCTCTACGTCGACGGCTCGGTGCTCGTCGCATCGGTCGCGGTCGCCGGCCTGACCCACACCGGCGGAAACACACTGCGGGTGCGGTGCCAGGCCGAGGGCCAGTCGATCCGCGCGAAGGTGTGGGACGCGGCCAAACCCGAGCCCTACGACTGGCAGGTGGCCGGGAACTACATCTCGCTGGGCAAGCCGGTGGCCGACGCCGCCGGCGGTTTCGGGGTGCGCTCCGGTGTCGCTACCGGCAACACCAACGCCGCGCCCGTGGTGTTCTCCTACGACAACCTGGTCGTGTCATCGCCGCGGTTCGCCGGTGAGGTCGGCGGCTGGGTGCAGGGCGCCGACCAAACCAACCAGGACCGCTACGTCAAGGTCTCCGCGGCCGGCCCGCTGCGGCGCCTGGGACAGCCCAGCAGCCCCGTGCTGAAGTCCACCCTGCGCCGCTCCATCCCGACGCTGGGGTCGCAGCTGGTGGCGTACTGGCCCTGCGAGGACGGCACGAACGCCACGTCGATCGCGTCCGGCCTGCCCGGCGGCGTGCCGATGGCGATCGTCGGCGCGCCATCGATGGCGTCCTACACCGGGTTCCCGTCCACCGCGCCGATTCCGACGATGGCCGCGGCCGGCACCACCTCGTCCCTGGTGGGCACCGTGCCGCAGTACGCCGCGACCGGCTCGTGGCAGGTGCGGTGCTTGGTATTTCTCGCCAACGCCACCGACGGATCGGTGCTGGTGCGTGTCAACTCGTCCGGCACCGCGACGACATGGGACGTCAGCTTTGCAGCGCCGAACGACCTCAACGTCAAGGTGTATAACACCTCCGGCACGAAAATCTATGACCAGACAATCGGGTTCGCGGTGAACAACACCGCATTCCGGATGTCGCTACAAGTGACGCCGTCCGGCGGCAACTTGTCCTACACACTGTCCACTTTGGGGCTCGGCGTGGGCCTGGCCGCTGGCTATTTCACCGACACCATTACGGGACAGAGCGCACCGTCGGTCACGGCCGTCAGCATCAACCCGTTCAGCCAGGCTGGCAATTGTTCGTTCGGACAGATCACCGTCGAGTCGACGACGACCGATATCTTCGCGCTGGTCGCCCAATTCAATGCCTACCAGGGCGAGAGCGCGATCGACCGCATGATCCGGTTGTGCGGCGAGAACAATGTCAACTTCGACTTCGCCAGGACCAGTCTGGTCTCGGCGTTGATGGGGCCGCAGGGCATCAACACCCTGGTGAACCTGCTCAACGAGGCGGCCGCGCTCGACATGGGACAGCTGTGCGAGACCCGCGGCCGGGTCGGGCTGCTCTACCTCGGCCTGGGATGGCACTACAACCAAGCGGCCACCCTGACCATCGACGTCACCCAGCTGGCCAGCCCACCGCTGCCGGTCGACGACGACCAGCAGACCCACAACGACGTCACCGTCACCCGCCAGGGCGGCTCATCGGCCAACGCCACGCTGACCACCGGGCGCATGTCGACCTTGCCGGCCGGCCAAGGCGGCATCGGCGACTACCCCATCGGCCCGACCCTCAACGCCAACGCCGACAGCCAGCTGCCCGACCTGGCCGGCTGGCAGCTGCACCTGGGCACCGTCGACGCCGCGCGCTATCCGCAGCTGCCGCTGCGGCTCGTGCATCCACCGTCCGCGGCCAAGCGGGGCCTGTTCCTGGCGGCGTTGGCGGTCACGATGCCCAACAAGATCGTGGCCACCGGGATCACCCCGGACTCGCTGCCGCTGCTCGCGCGGGGCTACACCGAGACCTACGCGTTCTCCTCGCCCGGCCTGCTGATCGACTTCGTGTTCAACTGCGTGCCCGGTTCGCCCTACGACATCCTCACCCTGGACGACACCACGCTGGGCCGGCTGGACTCCGACACCACCACCCTGCACGACGCCACCATCAGCTCGAGCGTCACCTCGTTCCAGGTGGACATCGGCGACGGGACACTGTGGACAACCACCGCGGGTGACTGGCCAGTGAAAATCAAAATGGGTGGCGAGGTCATGTCCGTCGGCGCGATCTCCGGCACCAGCTCGCCGCAGACGTTCTCCAGCGTCACCCGCTCGGTGAACGGGGTCGTGAAAGGCCACAGCGCGGGCGAGCAAATCCACGTGGCGCAACCGGTGTATCTGGGCCTGGGGAGGAACTGATGACGTTCACCGCCGGCCAGACCGCGACAGCCGCGGCATTGAACGGCGCGTCCGGAGTGCAGACCGCCGGCGGCATCTGGCGCGTCACGAACTCGGCGTCCACATCGGCTACCACCGAGCTGGTGTGGGGCACCACACCCACCCTGGCGCTGGCCGCGTCCAGCACCTACGAGGCCATCGCCGACGTCTACCTGCTCAACTCCGGTTCAGCCGTGGACCTGTATATCGTGCGGATCCGGGACACCAACGTGGCCGGCACCATCCGGCAGGCCATCGACGCCTACCCCACCACCACCTCGGGCACCGGGCCGTACCCGGTGCGGTGCGTCTACACCTTCACGACGTCGACGGCGGGGAACTTCGTGTTCGCCGGCACGATCCAACGGGCCAGCGGCGCGGAAACTGCGCAGGTCGTCGCCGGCTCGAAACTCGAGGTCGTCCTCAAGGGATCGTCCAGCGTGTACTCGACGGTATAGAGAATCGTCGCGGCTATCCGAAGATTGGCGCCCCGGACCACGGCGCCGAGAGAGGCAGATACCTCATGACAACTCCGGAAGCACCCACCAGCGGTGAACTGCTGCGCGCTATCGGGCGGCTGGAGAAAACCACCGATCAACTCGGCGGGAAGATCGACCGACTGGACGACAGGTGGGACGGCCACGCCGAGCAGATCACCCGCGGCGAAGTGCGCCTGTCCAATGTGGAGAAGACGCTCGACTCGGAACGGCAGGCCCGGATGGCATTGGGTGTCCAGATCAAGGCGGCGCTGGTGGCCGGCTGTGTCGGTGTCGTCGGCGGTGTCGCCGCCTCCTGGATCTCGCTCGTCCACCACTGAAGGGAGGTGTCCCGCGATGACCCGCAAGATGGCCGACGCCGTCAACCCGTTCAATATTCCGGTCGGCGTCTACCCGCTGGTCGCCGGCTACATCAACGGGCCGATCAGCCAGTGGCCGGCGGCCGGCTGGGCTCGGCACGCCGGGCACTCGATCCTGGTCCGCATCACCGTGACGGCCGCCGTCAACGACGGACATGTGCTCGATGTGGAAAAGGGCGACGCCACCCCGACGCAGGCCCCACCCTGGGTGAAGATGCGCCGCGCGGCCGGCGCCGACCCGACTGTCTACTGCTCGGAAGCGGCCTGGCCAGCGGTCCGGCAGGCATTCATCGACGCAAAGGTTCCCCAGCCGCACTACTGGGTGGCCGCCTACCCCGGCGAAGGTGCGTCGGTCATCCCGGCCGGCGCGATCGCGCACCAATACGTGGACCTGGGACCACTCGACGAATCCATCGTGGAGAATCCCTGGCCCGGCGTCGACACGGAGGTTGATGTGCAGATCACCGATCCCGTCCCGACCAACCCCGTCCCGGGCTCGGTCGGCGCGGCGCTCAACGACGTGCTGTACGGCCAGGACGGCGTGCGCCCGGCCGGCCAGCTCGCGCTGGACATGTTCACCGTCAAGACGCAGCTGGCCGCGCTGGCCGGCGCGCTGCCGGCCGAGCACGCCGAGGTGCTCGCCGCGATCCAGGCCGTCCCGGTCGCGCAGGTCGACCCGGCCGCGCTGGAAGCGGCGGGCCTGCCACAACAGATCGTGGCCGCGCTCCTGGCGGCCATCAGCAAGGCGGCCACCCCGGCCGCACCCGCCATCACCACCGGAGGTTCTCCAGCATGAGCACTCCCACCCCCGCCGAGCCCACCGCGCAGACCGTCGTGGCCGACGTGCACCAGGTGCTCGACACCGCCAAGACGGGCGCCCTGGAAGTCGTGGCCGCGGTCGAGCACATCGACTTCGGCACCGTCCTGGACGACGCCAAGCGGGTCATCCACGACAGCATCGAGGCCCTCAAGGCGAGCCTGCACGACCTGTTCCACGGCGCGCAGCCCAGCGCCCCGGCGGTGCCGACGCAGGTGCCCCCGACGTCCTGACGGCGGCGGCAAGCGGCCCCCGTGCTCACCATCTCGGTGAGCACGGGGGCCGCTTTTTTTCTTTCGTGCGCCCGGCCAGGTCTCGTCTGCGGGCCGTCGGCGCGGTGTTATCGGGCGCGGTGACGGCCACGCCCCTGTGGCCCGATCTCCCGGATCGCGGCGATAGCGCCGAGGCACATGCCGAGCACGTCGAACACGACCAGCGCGATCATGCCGACTCGATAGCCCGCACATCTGACATCCCGGCGTCGACGACGTCGTCCGCCTCCAACTCGGCCGCGCGAGTCCGCAGCAGGAAGACCATGGTGTCGAGGTACGCGGCCATGTCGCGCAGGCCAGCGGCAGGCAGCAGGCCGTCCTCGGTGAGGCGACCGAACAGCGCGAGTACCTCTTGGCCGACCGTCAGGTTGACTTCCGCCACCCGCGCCAGCAGCTCCCGGTCCGCCGCGATCACGCCGACCCCCGGTGTCCGTCGCGGCCGCCGTGCAGCTGCCGCCGTGCCGCGATGCGGGCACGGGCGTCCCGTCTGCGCCGGCGAGAGCGCTGGGCCGGTGACTCCAGCCACGCGATCCCGAGCGCGGCAGCCACGATCACGGCCACCGGCAGGATGGAATCCAGAGCCGCCGCGGTCAC